TAGAGTAGGTTTAATTAGAATAGTAATCTTACCATTAATTAAATCAGTAATAGTTACATTACCATCTACTGTATCTGTTTCAGTTAATGTAGTAACAGTAGCTTTAGTAGCTAAATCAATTAAATGTACTTTAAAAGTATCTGTTGCAGTAAGCTCTAAAGGTAAAGCAATCTTATTCTTTTTAACTACTAAATCAAAGATATTATCTATACCGTTGTATAATGTAACTCTAGCTATACCCATATAAAACTCCTATAAAATAAATATAAACGAGTACTACTTAGTAGTACTCTATTATAGTTATTATAAACCATCTCTCATAATTTGAGCTGCTTTTAATGACTCTAATTCTTCTAATGTAAGAGGAGGTAAAACATTAATGTTATATTTTTTAATTGTTTTTCTAACAGTAATACTTCTACCTTTCTCATCTTTAGTTTTAACTGGGATACCACAAGCCATTGATTCTAGCATATCAACATAAGCTTGAGGTACATGCCACTCAACATTCAGAGGGAATGTTTGTTTTGGTAATGTGATAAGTGAATTACTAATTGAATAGTAAGGAGTCATATCCCATTCTCTCATTGCTGGGTCATTTGAGCTAATAATACATCTAACTAACTTAGTCATATTTTGTCTAATTGCTAAAGCTTCTTCTTCTTTAGTAAGTTCAACTGTTGATGCAGTTCCTGCTTTTGGAGCTAATGCTTCATCTACTTTTGCTTTTAATTTATCATACCCGATATTAGGGCTATATGATAGACCAATTAAATCTGCTTTAGCTTTTAAGTCAGCTAATAGTTCTTCTGGTGTTAATTGATTTTCTGTACCTTGATTTGTTTCCATAGGATTTTCCTTTTATGATTTTATTTAAAATGAGTTATTGTACAGGTTATTACCTGTACAATCTATTAACTACGCTTTAGCAGCAGTTAAAACTTTAGCTATCCATTCAGGTCTTAGAATGAATGCACCTTGCCAGAATTGGATTGAACTGTATCCAATTTTCTCAAATGGGTCTTCTGGGTTAGCAAATGTCCCCGGTTTTCTAACGATAATTTTGAACTTATCATTTGTTGAACCTGATGATTGGAAGTTAATTTTTGCAAATGAACCAGAACCAACAATTAACATTGGGTATACATCAATTTTAGTTCCATTATTTAATAATGTAGAACCATCAACAGCAGAAGCTAAAACTACACCTTGCCCTTTGTATTGCATCATTTCAGGAACGATAACAACTCTTAATTTACCAATAGCACCGATTTCACCATGTAATGCATTTACATATTTACCATTTTCAATTTTTGCATATTTCTCTAAAGGAATAAATGCTCTTTCTCCATGATAATCTGTCATTCTCATTAATGTTGGAATTAACTCAGAACCGCAGAATAAATATCTTGCAGATGGAATATTCATAATATCTGTATCTTGAGAACCTTTGATAACTTTAGTGTCTAATGGACATCTATTTTCATCTAGCGTGATACCTAACTTAATTAAGTCATTATATGTAATTACATCATTAACTGTTGCTAATGAAGTACCAGTACCGGCATATCTAATAACACCAGCAGCATCTAATAAATCCATTTGGATAATATCTTCTGAAATTTCTCTTGCACCTCTTAATGATTCTCTATTGATATGAGAGTATAACTCTTGGTCTGTATCAAATGTTAAAGAATCTTCTGACCATTCATAGAAGAAACCGTATTGAGCAATTTCACCCTCTAACTCAATTCTTTTAAATCCAACTCTATTTACTCTACCACCAGTTTCAGTTAGTGTAGGTAACTTAGCTAAGATAACACCTGGGTCTTTACTTGAACCATATAAGTTACCATTTGCGATAGTAACACCTGCTGCATTAATACCTTGGTCATTGATGTTTCTGTCATCTAGTAAAGGTAAGTAATGGAACTTTTTAATTTTTTTACCATAACCTTTTGAAAGTGATTCAGTATCACCCATTTGTCCGAAGTACTCTACTTTCTCTGTTTCAATAAGAGCTTTTCTTTTGTACTCATACGTAAAAAATTGATTACCTATTGAGCTATCTGTACCATCTCCATAAACTACTGCCATGTTAATTCCTTATTATTATTTAGATTGAAATAAAGCACCATCTTGCATTAACTTCATAAACTCTTCATCTGAAAGTTTAGTTGGGTCATATGTTTGCTTTGCTTTATTTGCTGTTGTTGTAGTGATACTAGCTGCTTCTCTCTTAGCAACTATCTCTTGTTCTACTGCCTTTGGTGTAATAACTGGTTGTACTTGTGCAACTGCATCAGATGGAGTAACTGGTGCTTGTTTAGTTGCTTCATACTTAGCAGCTAATTCTACATAGATGTCTAAGTCAGTTTTACCTACTACTTGTTCTGGATAAAATAGTTTGTGTTGTTGAACCATAGGCATAACAATATCAAATCTACCTATACTCATCTCCTCTGCAAATGCATTAAGATAAGTTCCATCACCACTTAGTAGTTTAGTTCTTGACTTCTCATCTAATTGGTTAATAATAACATTGTCTAGTTTATCAAATAAAACTTTATCTTTTGCTAATGTTTCAACAACATTTTGAAAATCTACCTGTTCTACTGTTGGAACTACACTATGTGATTGATAATTAATATTTTCTAAATCTACTAACATTGGGTCAATGTTATGTTGTTTTAAAGCTTTCTTAATAACTTCTGGGTTACCTCTTTTAAACTCTAACATTTCTGTTAAGTCTTCATCAGAAATACCATCTAATAGCTTAGCTTTTCTAAGTATAGGTTTAATTGCTGCTGTCTTATGTGCGTAATCAGTTGCCATTTGTAAAGCTTTAATTAACTTCTCTGGGTCTTTTACTCCAGGGTGTTCTTGACCATTTGCTTTGTAGCTTTGTGTTGCTTTCTCATAAAATGCTTTATAATCAATTTCACTAACTTCAGATGCTGGTACTTGTGTAGTTTCATCTGTGTTTGTAGTTTGTGTAACTGGTTCTTGAGATTGCTCTGTACTAGGAACTACTGTTGTAGTTTGTATAGTATCTGTAACTGTCCCGTCAGACTGTGTACTCGTGTCTACATTACTAGTTGTAGTTACATTAGCTTGAGTGTCCTCAATAGCACTTTGTTCAGTTGAAGCTGGAACTACATTAGAAGAAGCTTCTTCTACTGGTTGCACTGTATTCATGTGTTGCATAAACTGTTCATCATTCATTGCTGTTGTGTTGATTGAATCTACTGACATACTATTCTCCATCTACTTCATCATCTAAAGTACCATTTAACATATTGTCAATTTGTTCAATAGAAGCTACTGCATGATTATAGTCAGCACCAATCTTCATAGTAAATCCTACAAATACATTAATTGCTTTAATGTTATTTGCTAATACATCAGAATCATATGCACCAGTATTTTTTACTATTGCATCTGCCATATCTCTTGGATATTCCACTAAGAATGAATCACTAATAATTAATTGGTAATCAGGATTACTCATTAATCTTTTTAATGCTTCGCCTTTGTTTACAGCTTGTACTGCTTCCTCTCTTTGAAGTTCTAAAGCTTCAATCTGTTCTTTTGTAAGTGTCATGTTTTTCCTTTTGGTTCCATATAAATGGGTTCTTGAAATATAAGTAAGCTTTTATTGGTTTGTCATCAACTTATTGGACAATGTATTATATACTATTTTTCTGGAATTTTTGCTTGTTTACTTAATTGGATTAATTTAAATGCATTTGCTAATGACTGCTGTTGCATATTTTGTTCACCCTTTAAATTTTCCATGTTGTACTCATGCTGTTTATCTTCACCACTATCTTTTTTGATAAACTCTAAATCTTTTAAATCTGTATCACTATGTTTCATTCTAGTATTTGCTCTAATTTCATCTACTTTAGCAGATTTCATTTCTGCATCTATTTTATTCTCATCAGCTCTTGCATATTTATCTGCAATATCAGCTACTGTTTTTTCAATATCTACTTCTAGTTTTTTAATCTCTAACTCTTGTAATCTTTGTTCTGCTGGGTTAGGTTGTGGTTGATAGTTTTTAATCTTATCAGCTAACTCTGGCATTTTTTGTAATTTAGCTATATCAGCTAATACAATTTGTAATAACTCAATACCCATATTTTGACCTAGAGTTTGTAACATAAATGCTAGTTTCTCAATTTTTTGATTATCACTTTCTGCTGTACTAATATTAACCCTTAAATCGTATTCACCAGCTAAGTCATCTCGCCTAACAGTTCTAAATTCACTATTAGTAACTCTGATAACTTCTTCATCAGATAAAAATTCTGCATTCATTGCAATAATCTTTCTACCTATTTCTTCAATACCTTTTGATAATCTTCTTAAAATACCTAACTCTCTTTTACTTGCAGAGTCTAATGCACTTCTTACACCAGTTGCTGTACTACCTAAAGCTTGTCCTGATATACCAGTATTAAATGCCATTACACCAGTTAAACTTTCTGCATCAGTATTTAACATTTGAATCATTTGCATAGCACTTGCAGGAATCTCTGGGTATGTTTGCATATGGATACTTGATTTAGGGTCTTTCCCTGGATTAAAGTAAGCATTCTCACCTTTATCATATTTAATTTGATTGATAGGGTCTAAGAACTCTTTAGATATTAATTGCTGACCATTAGCACTTCTACCCATAATATCAATTATACCTCTCATTACTGCACCAAGTATATCTTGATTATCTTCTATTAATTTACCATCAGGAATACCATAAATAGATTTTCTTTTTGGCATTAATTGAACCAGAACAAAAGGAAGTTTATTATCAGGGAAAGGAAGTTCTTCTAACTTAATTAGTGTATTACCAATCCACTCAGCTTTAATAGCTCTAGTAGTATTGTTACCATCTACATCCCAATAACCATAATATTCATATTTAGTTAGTTTCTTTCTAGCTGCATCTTTAAATGTAAATGATGTATCTTTATCTGTTCTATTAGTAGTAGATATTGCATAAAAAGTATTATCATCTAACTTACTCATATCAACATCTGAACCAATACCATCAACATATAAACCGCTTAAATCATATGAACCATTCTTGATTAACTCACTTAAACTTGTTTCAGTTGGTACAATAACAAATTGAGCTTTATTCATATCACCCTCACAAGTTGGGTCAATAATAACTCTATCATACTCACATATTCTAACTTCTGGATGATTATGCTTTACAAACTCTTGTTCTCGTTTAATCCATTGCACTGCTTCATTTGGGTCTTGAGCTTTAAGTATTGCTTGTTCTTGTGTAAGTAAGCCTTGTTGTACTTGTGCATATAATTTCATCTGTAACTGTTCAGGGGTTAATTGAACTCTAACATTTACTTTCTTTTTCTCTTTCTCATACTTCCATCCAACTTGTACTATTACAGTACCCTCATCAACAGCAGTTCTAACATACTCATTAATAAATCTTACTTTATCTATCTTAGTATTGAATTGACTATTAATTAATACTTCATTCTCATCAGCACCATTAACATCTTCAGGTGTCATTGGGTCAATATCAAACATATCTTTTGTAGATAGGAATGGTTCCTCTAGTGAAGAATATCTCCACTCAGCATGTTTCTGCATTAACTTTGGTTGAACACTACTTCTACCTTTTATTGGTTTAGCTCCATTTGCTAATTTACCCTCTAACTTATTTAGGTATCTTTCAAGTTCTGTACAGTGTGATTGATGTGCAGGTTGTGCTGCTAACAAGTCAGCTTTCAAATCTTCAACTGTTGGTATCTTTTTCCACTTAGGTAACTTACTTAGTTCCATGTTACTCCTTTATTAAATGTTTAATTATGTTAAAGTGTGATTGTCTATCTCTATAAGAATGAGTATCCCTATTAACTTTTGAAGTTATTTTATCTACTACTTCATTAGTAGTACCTTTATCTGCAATAGCATACAAATCTTTCCATACCCAGAAAGCCATACCCATAAGGATTGAACCAAGTAAAGTATTAGCATCATTTCTATTTAGTATATCTACTTTAGCTTCTGGTGAATACTTATTAATACGTGCTTGTACTTCTTGGAAGTTATACTTACCAGTTACTTGTAAGCATCCTGCTCCTCTATACTTATACCCATCATCATCTTTATCCATATCACCATCATTATCACTATCAGCATTACCATTACCTAACTTATTAGCATAAGCTATATTAGCTATTGCTTCTTGGTTAGCTTTCTGTTTATCAGTTCTACCATACTTATTAGCAAGACTATCACTAAAAGCTGAATAAGTTGCTAGTAAGCTAGATGACTTATAATTTAAGTTCTCTCTTACTGGTTTAAAGTCTGAACCTATTTCTTCTCTAACTTGAGCTAGAAAGTGCGCTACTCGTATGGATTTATTTAATCCATACTTTGAACCATATAAATTAAATATACCCACTATTTCACTGATACTCTCTGCTGAGGTATCAGGAAACAATACTTCTATCATTTCCTGAGTTTTCATTATTTACCTTTAGACTTTAATTTCTCTAATATACCATCTACCATCTCTGGTGTAATATCATTCATTTTTGACTCTACAATACTTTGAATCATTGTAGTAGCAACATCAGGAGTAATTCCATCTTTCTCATCAACAATTAATCTACTAACACCTTTAGTAATTAACTTTTTAGTAAAACTAGCTGTCAGCATTTTGAATGCTGTTTGAATTATTATTTGAAGCATTTTGGTGATTTCCTTTCACAAATTGTATCTATGTTTGTAAGCAATCTATTACCTCGTAGTAATAGTGCCACCAATATATAAAGTATCAATGTACTTAACTCTCTCACTACTACAAGTGTAGTTGAGGTATAGCCATTAGCTAACAGCATATTTAAGTTGAAGACTGCACTAAGCATTGGGAGTAATAAGATAAGTCTAACTACTAGTTTATTAAACATACTAATAAGTCCAGTAACTAATATACCCAGTAAACCGTTGATTATACTAGGTAATTTATCAACACTAAATCCAAGTATGAAAGCTACAACTGATGGTAAGTATGGACTATTTAACATAGGTATATAATGTACTGTAACCATACTTATAATCTGAGCTAAAACAACTGATACTAACACACCCTTAACAGTAAATATGATACTTTCACCATAAGACTTTTTCTGACCTGACAATCCAATACTACAACCAGTTACTGCTGCAAGTATAATCATCATAACTTCTGCTCCTGCTGAACCAAACCAACCAACAAATAATGTTGCTAGTCCTACACTAAAAGTACTAGTAGCTGTTGTTGTACTAATAGCTCCTGCTGTTATTACTGGTTCAGGCATATCAACCACCATAGTCATTATATGTAACTAAACATTTAATCATATATTGACCCTCCTTTACATTTATTAAACCTACAAGCTAAATTATATAGCTATCTATTATAATAGACTTTACTAAAAATTTAGCTTATTTGGTATTTACTCACCTAAACTTTCATTACAGTGATTATGTTCTAATCTCTTTAACAGACAACATAAACGTTTATCAAACCAAGTAGCATTACCTGCTTGTATTCTTCTACCAATATGAGAACTAACTGTTTCATCTTGTGAAGTATTCCAAAATAATACAGCAAAGAATTGGTCAATTACTATAAGTAACCTTTGTAATCTTGACCTTTTAGCTACATCGTTATCAAACTTTTTTATTAATATTTCACGTTCTTCATTTGTCATATTTATTACCTTTATGTATATTTAAAAATTTAACGTATGATTTGAACCAATAGATTTAACATAATTATCATAAGATAAAGCTGCATCTATTATATTATCAAATCTACCTAAATACACTTTCTTTTTCAATACTTGAATCTGTACTTTATATTTACCAGACTTAGTATCATAACTAACACCACGATACCCAGTAGAGTTATCTTTCCTAATTCTGCTTTAGTATTTAATCTTACTAAATCATCTCCATGTAAATCTAATCGCTTATTGTAAGCATCTAGTTTATTATGTAAAGATTCATTATCTTTAGTAATAGTATCTACTTTTCCTTTGTAGTATCCAACTGTTATAAAAAATATAACTATCGTTACTAAATTTGCTACTATCCATCCACTAAATTCCATACTAAACCCTTGTTGTTTTATTACTTAATTATAGCAAATTAAAAATATTATGGTATACCACAAAGCTATGCCTTGAAATATCCCATATACTACTTCTTGATTCTCCCATCCTTGACTAAAACTTAACTTGATAAACTTCAAATCGTAAGTTCTTGTAAATGTTATTCTTTTACCTATTTCACAAGCTATTGGAAATGCCATACCTAACGCAATATATGAATCAACATAACTAATAGGTAAATATATTAAAGTACCATAGAAGCTATGTAGAAGCTTATCTTTTTATAATTCCCAAATATCAAGAGAGGTATTAAACCTCTCCTTATCTGACTGATATTTATATTTTTTGTTAAATTGTTCTAAAGTCATCTGTATTTTGCTATTTTTTCATCTAGCATTGCTATTTTGTTTTTAGCAAATTCATTTTCAGAATCTAGTGCCAACTCTCTTAGTGGTCTTGCTTGTTGCATCTCATAGTATGCGATTACATCATTGTGTGCTGTTCTTTTACATTGAACTTCCAATGTTTCCATTTCCCAAAAGGTAGTTTCTTCTTCTACTACTTCTTTTTGGTCTATATTGATATATAGTTTTCCATTTGTTGTTATAAATTCTTCTTGTTTCTCGTCTGCTCTTGTTTTCATTTGTTTCCTTTTTAAATAAAATTGAATAAACTTGGTTGATAAAAACCATATTTGTTTACTTTTTTAGGAATTAAAACAATCTTCCTAAATTGGTTTGATATTTTTATTTTATCACAAATTTTCTGATATTTTTGTATTAATTCTTTGGAAATTGTTTTTCTTATAAGGTTATAGCTATTCGATGCTATTAACCACCCATAATAACTAGCAAATTTTTGCATATTTTGTATGCTTGGTTTTTGTTTTATTGTTTTACAATATGCTTTCTTTATGCTTTTTCTTATTAAGATAAATCTATTAAAAAATCTAAAACCTAAAAAATCTACCCCTCTTGTGTAAGTTGGGAATATTTGCCAATTTGATTTTAATTGCAAATCTAGTTCTTTATTAAGATAATTTTCTATTTGTATTTTTATCAAATGCAATTTTTCTTTTGAATCTGAAAAAAATACCATATCGTCTGCATATCTAACATAATATTTTACTTTTAACTTTTCTTTTACAAAGTGATCAAAGTATGATAGATAAAAGTTTCCAAAAGTTTGGCTTGTATAGTTTCCTATTGGCAACCCCTTTGTGCTATCTATTATTTCATCCATTAGCCATAAAGTATCTTTGCATTTTATTTTTTTTCTTATTAGATTCTTTAGAATCTCATTATTCACACTTGGATAAAATTTCTTTATATCTATTTTTAAACAATATTGTGTGTTTGGCTTATCTGTTAAAAACATTTTGACTCTATCTTTTGCTTTATGAATACCTCTTCCTTTTATGGATTGATATGTGTCTTTTATATAAGTTTTAGCCAAAATTGGTTCTATTATTTGTAGTAAACAGTGATGTATTACTCTATCTGGTGAATATGGTAATTTAAAGATAATTCTCTCTTTACCTCTTTCTATTCTTGTATCAATAATATATTCAGATACCTTATATTCTTTATTTTTTAAAATATCATGTATTTTATTTATATTATCTGTTAGTTTTTCTTCAAACTTAATTACTGTCTGATACTTTTTTTTGCCTTTTTTGGCTTTATTGTGTGCATCAAATATATTTTTTTTGTTTATTACTTTATCAAATAAATTTCCGTATCTTTTCATTTTCTCGCTTTTGTTAATCCAGAATTTTCGATTTCTCTACTAATACTGATGGACTTTTGTACTTTCTTTTGCCAAGAGGCAGGGTCATGCAAAGCATTATTCTTTTTTTTTTTTGTCTAACAAATATGTGAGCCGAAATCCACAGCCAGACCCGAGGAAGCACCAGCGCAACGCAAACAGCCAAGACCAGCAAGCGAACCATTATTCAAATTCCCACCCAATTTGAGTACCTGCTTGCTTTACATAACCTTTGTTAGCTTTAAGCTAACTTTAAGGTTAATTTAAAAAATTTTTAGCGTGAGCCGAAATTCACAGCCAGACCCGAGGAAGTACTAGTGCAACGCAAACAGCCAAGACCAGCACGCGAACCACCACCCAAGAGGAGCACCCGCTGTCCAGAAGCTTGGTAATAATAATCTGTTATGTCTTTTGCAGAGCTTGAGCCTACTGATCCTACAAAGAAACTACCATCTTGAATAGTTGATTGATAAGCATGTAAAGTTGGTTGTGCTGTTCCTGCTTGAATATAATCACCTGTGAAAATATTGTCTGTGTAAGCATCATTAATGTCGCATACATACGGCACCCAGTTATTTATGTTTACACCATCACACCACTTCCAAACATTACCAAAAATGTTTTCTTCCCCTCTGTATGACATTCCGATGATTGCACTAGAAGATACTCCACCGATTGTTGGGATAACTGAACCGTTATTTAATATAGCACCCGTTTTATTTCCTAACGAGAGTGTTGTTCCAGTTGGTGCTACTTCTGTATAAGTAAAACCTCCACCTTCTGTATATCCTCCGATTGTGCTTTGTGAATTATGATTTTTGTATTCACATAAGTAAAGTCGTCTAGTCATAGAGTAAGAATACCAATGCCATTGTTTGTTTGTTGCATTTGCGTGTAATAGTCTTGCGCTTGCTCTTGTTATTGCCGTACACGGTTGTAAATATAAAGTAAGATTTGCTACTGAAATGAGTTTGTCTGCGGCTGTATCTAGTGTTACTCCATTTGTAGATAAATCCCCTATTGCAATTGTTAATGATGCTGATGTATCAAATAATATACCCTCAAACGCAGGTGTATAGTGGTAGTTATATTCGTTCGCTGCATTTGTTCCATCTGCTTCTGCTGTCCAACCTGATTTTCTAAATGCTTTATCTGTTTGAGATGTCAAAACCTCTCCTGATAAAGTTGTTATTGTAAATGGTGTTAATCCGACTGCGAAATAATTTAATCCACCGATTTTCTTTTGGATATAGTAGTGTTTTGGTGTTTCTACATAAACTTGATAAGTTGATGATGTACCTGCCAAACTTCCACCTGCTACGTATTCTGTTGCACTTGTGCCATCTTCAAAAAGAGCTGAATTGTTTTCATCTAGGTATCTGTAAACCGAACCACCCCACATTGGATTACCCGTACATACTACTCTTCTTCTTTGCATTTGAACAACTGGAATATTATGTCCTAAATCATACCAAACATCATTCACTTCGTCATGTATTCCACCCATTGGGCTTGTTAAGTCTGAAAGTGAAAATCCTGAACCGTTTATATCTTTGATTAAATAGTTATCTAAAGCTTTTGTTAAATATGCAAATTGAGTTAAATCTGTTTCTGCATCTAATAAAGTTTTAGATTTATCTAATAAAGCTTGTTTAGCCACCTTTTGCCTTGCTGTTAAGTCTGGGTATGTATTCGCTTGTGTTGCATATTTGCTACCTTCTAAAAGCTTAGCTAGTATCGTTGAAGTTGTTGCCGTTGGTGCAAGACTTGTAACTTTAGTAATTATGCTTTGTAGTGTTTCTTTTTCTGTTGCCAAATTATTCTCCTATCTTAAAATTTAAAAAGTTTTCTGTTTCAGATACAAATCTTGCATCTGCTTCATTATATGTATATGTTGCACTCGTTGGAATAACTAAATTGCTTACTAGATTAGCTGTGTTAT